AAGTTGAAGAGCCCCATAGAAATTAGAAACTCCTGCTCCAGGTAAAACGAATGTTACAGTTTTTGCACCGCCAACTGCTGTAGTCACAATAAATTCATATGTTGTTCCTACGTTAGCTGTACTTAATGCTGGCATGTTAACTACGATGTCATCAGTTCCATCTATTGTAAAGATAGTTCCTGATTCCGCTCTTGTTAATGTGTCAGTAACTGCAGATCCAGTATTGAAAGTTGAGTTGTCAACCGATACTCTGAAGTTAGGTCTAACATTGTAAACCGCTTCTTCTGTAATTGCACCAGTGCTAGAATTTTTAGAAATAGTTTTAAAACCATTTTCTGATCGTACTGCACCGATAAACGTTGTATTTGCCATAATTATATCCTCCTAGTTTATAAGATCTAGTCTCTAGGCCGTCGACTATACGCGTCTAGATCTGATAATAATTGTATAGTAAAAGTTTTATACGCTATATTTTAGCGAAGTGCAAGAGATCCTGTACTGAAATGAACGATTCAATGATGTAGCTTTTTGATTAAGTGGCTACTGACACTTGTGGAGCTGAATTTAAAATTGCATTTTCTCTATCAGCAATTTTAGCTTCTTCCAGCTTGATCTCATTAATAACTTCCCTAATCTTGTTATCAATTCTGACCATGTTGAGAGTGTATTTACCGTATTCGTTAAACTCTTGCTCCCAACTCAACTCCAAGGACTTTTTCTGTTTGTATAGGTCTTGGGTCATATATAACTTCCTCATAAGTTATCCATTTTCGGGCTTTATCATAAAATCCCGATTGTTCCCACTTTACACTATTTTCTCCTAGTTTGTCAACTATAGCGTTCTCAATGGCTTCTGAGGAATCTTCGCTTTTTACCACGAAACTCGTTTTGTATCCATAAGCAATAATAATGATTTTAAAGTCCTTCATAGTGTAATTTTCTACTTTATAGTTGAAATGAGGCGAGATTGTGTCCCGCCTCATTAAATTTAGTTATTACGCACCTTGGCAGCCGAAGATTCCTCTAGGGTCTGATACGCCAAATACGTATCTTTCTCTAGCTTTGAATCTAACGTTACCAGTGTCGAAATCACCTTCCATAGCTGTTTTCAAGGGTGCTCTTTCGAAATGTTTCATTCCGTTAGGTACATCCGTGATTAAATACCAAGAATCAGTATCAGTTAGGTAATTGTTCACTCTATATCCTTGAGGAACCATTCCCATTGATACGATAGCATTGATATCGTTATCAGCTGTGCCAGTTCTACCTTGAGACTTCATCAGTCTGTCAGCGTTAAACTGGTTATTTGCAGGAACAATCATTTTCGTTGCTTTAGCTGCCACTTTAAGACCTCTCTCATCAGTCATATTACCGATGTCGATAATCGCTTGTTCAAGCGATGTTTCGTTAAGGTCTGCTTGTGTAGTTAGAGTGTTCGAAAACGAACCTGCAATGGTAGGGTGGTCAGTTGTAAACAAGCCTTTGCCGTCACCAGATTTAAATGTAGCTGTTTGAGGTAGCCCATTTATTAAAGGTTCAACTGCTTTAACTTGTTTAGCGTTCGCCATAGATCTTGCTAGCGCTTTTGTATATCTAGAAGAAATTCTGTCATAGAGGTTGTCCTCCATAGCTTCTTCCGTGATTGCAAATGCTAACGCCATCGTTTCCATTGTGTAACGTGCTGTAAAAGTTTCTTGAGCTTCGTCATAAGATATGCCTTGCCCTTCTGCTTTTACTTGTGCGTTTGCGAATCCAGATAACATTACTTCTTCTTCAAAAGCTCTGTCACTAGACTCAGTTACGTAGATCTCAGATGACTGATTCTCGTAACGTTTGTACTCCAGCCCAAATAGTGCATTTAGGCCTGGTTCTAGTTCTTTAACTAGTTGTGCTCGTGATATTGCCATAGTCTATTTGCTCCTATTATGCCCAAGTTACTGCACCAGTAAAGTACTGGTTAAGATTGTGAGCGACCACGACGCTTCTGTAAGCGGCGCTTTCATTGTTTGATGGGTCCTCTGCAGATCTTACCAATCTCCATTGGTTGTTAGTAACGTGTCTTGTAGCGTACGTTAATGTTGAACTAGATTGACCAGAAGTTTCTGATCCTGCTGCAGTTACAGTCAAACCATATGTTTTACCATATTCAGCCTGAGCTGCTGCTGCATCAATCGCACCAACAAAAAGTTGGTTTGGATTATCTAATACGAAACATGTAACGTCTTCGCTGTTAGCTGGAGTAATTGGTTGATTGTACCAGTTCGCCCACGTCGGCTTTAAAGTTGTCGCCGCATTGTAGAAGATACCGTTAAAAACACCAATACATGTATTTGTGATGGCAGCTTGCGCAGTGATTATATATCCAGCAGAGCTTTTTACAGCTGTACCTTGGAATAAATCAGTAGTCATGCCAGCATCAATGTAGTATTTGCCTTGTCCAGATGTAGCCGGTGTAGAACCGATCGTACCTGCTGGGATCAAACCAAATCCTGCTGTATTACTATTTGCCATAGTTATTACTCCTTTTGCCTATATTTCTATAGACGGGTTTACGATAATCGATGATAGGGATTAACCCGAGAATTCCTTATTAGGATTTCTTTGTACCACCGAAGGTTACACGAGACTGTCTATCAACATTGATAGGCATTCTCTTATCCTGCTCCTTCATAAGATCTTGTTCTACTGCATCGCTTCGCTCTCTATGACGGTCTGTCATATATTGCTGACGTTGCTTCGCGATCTCGATCGGTACCTTCGCAAGTAGAAGGCCTCCAACCCCAATTACCCCCTTGTATCTGCCACTATCAATGACAGGGTAGTCAGTAGCATTTTCGACTTCGTCTGCACGTACAAGTTCATAACCTTCTCTTAATCGTCCAGTTATGTTTTTGACGTCTTGAAAGCCAACGCTCTCTGCTCTAATCCATCTGTACCTGAATCCATCAGGCGCAGGGGGTGCATCTAGAGATGATGGTGGAACCCACACTTTTGGTCTTTCAGATTTTGACCGTGTTTGGTTCGCACGAGATGTATTTTTTTGCTTTTCCATTTTACGCTCCTCCCGTGTTTTTTAGTTGTTTTGCGTACTCTTCGAGTGGCACTCCTAATTTTTTAGCTATTGCTACCTGTGAAGAAGTGAGTTTCACAGTTTTGCGACCGGGTTTAACGCTTCTTGAAGCGGAAGCCACCGTCTGAACGGGTTCGGTCGATTGCTTGGTATCAGTTCTACCAAATTTATGCGGAAAGTCAACACGTATTCTTTTATCTACTTCTGCATAATACTCATCAGATTGTGGGTCATAACCTTCTTTCTCCACTAAATCTTTATGAATCTCGAACGCTGTGAATGTCATAGCTCGGTCTTGACCAAACCATGTGTTTTTAGATGCCCAACCTTCAGCTTTAGGATCTTGAGTATTCATTTGATTAGCAGGTTTTTGTGGTGTTTCCACATCAGCAGGTTTTTTAGGCGCTGATTCTGCTCTTAATGCTTTACTCTGTTCTAACTTAGCATTATCAAATGCTAACTTAGCGATTCTTTTATTAGCTTCTACTTGAGCGTTTGCATCTCCGAGTTCAATGGCTCTTGCTAAATCTTTCTGAGCAGAATCCATTCCGTCTTTAATGCTAGATTCAAACTTATTAATATAGTCTGCGTCTGTTTTTTCAAAACGTTTTTCTAACTCTCTACGTTTTTCTATCTCAGTCTTTGCATAACTTGTAGCTTCGTCTCTTTGTCTCTCAGCTTCACGCATTTTACGTGTTAGTTTTGCAATTCTTGCTTGAACGCCTTTACTATATTCTTCTAGTTTGTCATCATCTTTTTTTGTTTCCTGTTTAGGTTCTTGTTTCGGTTCTTCTTTTACTTCTTCTACTTGTACTTGTTCCGTGGTCGTTGTTTCTTCTTTCTTGGGTTCAGCAGCTTCCTGCGTGGAGTCTGCTTCTTTGACTGTATCTTCCGGTAAATCAACCTCGGCTCCTGGGCCAGAAGTATCAATATCTACGGTTTTCTTTTCTTCGTCAGGCATAGTTTCCTCCTATGTTAATATGCGTGTAAGATATCCTCTGGATTCTTCACGGTTGCCAATACTTCATCTTCATTTAAAAGACGAACTTCTCCTCCCTCTATTTGAATACGCGATCCTGCGTATCTTGCAAAGACAACCCAATCGTTGACCTTGCACCACGGACCGTTTGGATAACGTTCTTTGTCGTTATAACATTGTGGGCCCATAGCTAATACTAAACCACATTGAGAACCAACTTGTTGGCGCTCTAATACTGATTCAGTCATTAAAAGTCCTCCTTTTGTTTTCTCATCCATTTTGAATGGTAAAACAAGAATTCTCCAACCAGTAGGTTGAGGTAATTTAGTAGAGTCCTTAGTAACTTCTTTTTTAGGTTCGGATTTTTTTACTCCGACTAATTCTTTATTGGGTGTAATAATTTTAGGTGTTTCTCTTGGTGATGTCGACGACTGTTCCTTTATTGTCATATAGCTCCTTATCTTCTAGCAGGTTAGAGAGTTCCTGTTTAACCGCCTCATAGGCATTTATCTGTCCTATGATATAGTTGTATTTTTCCATATTGTCAATACCCCCTGAAGTGACGGCAATTGATAATTCTTGAATTCTTTTAAGAACGTACTTGTTTATTTTAACTATAATGCTTTCTAAATTCATTAATTTTAAATTAGATTTTTGTAATAATTTCCATAACTCGGATTTGCTACATGTTTTCCAGCAAGATCTCCTGAGATATAAGAACCTATATATCCTCCATCAGCGGCCTTTTTTCTTTTCTTAGCCATTTTTTTAAATGTTTTAGCTAGAGCTTTAGCTCTGCCTGTACAAGTCTTTTTAGTAATTGGAGTACACTTTCCTTCAGTGCCTCTTTTTTTAATTGATTTAGTAACTTTCTGAATCCAGTTCTTAGCCATTAGTCTAACTCTCTAACGATTCTTTTCTTCTCGTCTCTTAAATTTCTCTTACCTTTTCTTGAGTAAGCTTTTTCAGCATCTACTCTTCCAAGTTCTTCTAATCTATTTTCTCTACGAGTATTAATACGACCACCATATTTTTTACCTGAACGCTCTTTGATGGTATCACTAACAGATTTAACTTTTTTTTCTAATCCCCACTTTTTTCTGCTTCTTTCAACATCACCAGCTTTTCTAATAATAGAACCTAAAGATTTTTCTCCTTTTTGTTCAGATAAAAGTTTATTAGTGTGTCTTCTTCCAAATCTCTTAACTCCAGTATCAACCGATTTTATCATGTCATCTCTTATTCCAGATGATGCTTTTAAACCGCCTACACCAGGTTTAACACTAGATATAGTTTTGCCGACTTTCTTTCTGCCAAGCATTCCTAGACCTCTTTTTGCAATTCCAAATATTCCCATTGTTTCCTCTATTTACTTATTAATTTTTTGATTAGGTCTTTTGCCCCATTTTCCATAAGACTCATCTCTACGATCTTTCATAGATTGTTTCTTAGTGGACTCTTTTCCAGTTCTCATACCTAGAGATTCATCTTCTCTAGCTTTGTATCCTTGGTGATATTTCTTTTTTACAGAACCACCTTTTTTCATAGCGGCCTTTCCACCAAATCTAGGTTTGTAGGGTCTTGTTCCAAAGTCGTTTCTCATAGTGCTCCTTATATGTAGAATTTAGTTTTTTTTCTACGGTTGGCCATAACCTTACCACAACCGTTAGCTATTGCAACCTTTGTTGGTAAAACTTTGCCGCCGTCCTTATACTCTTTTTCCCATCTCTTTGCAATCTTTGGTAGATTGGCATGCATATACCTTCTTTGCTTTTCAGACACAAAAGGCATTAACAATCCCACTTTCTAAGTGCTTTGTTAATTCTTGAATTAGGATCATTTGCTGTTTTAGCTGATGTTAATCTCTTTTTCATTCCGCCCATACGCGCGCAGAAAGATTTACGTCTTCCACTTGTTTTAGATTTTGTAGGGGCTTTTAAAGTGCCACCTTTATAACTGTCTCTGCCTTTTTGATTTAATCCACCAGAAGGATTCTTTCCTTCTTTTCTTGTCCAAGCCGGAGAACCTCCGTCTTTTAATTGACTTCTTTTAATTGCTTTTTCTGTAGGTGCGCCTTTGTCTCCTTTACTACGCATCTTTTCACCACGTTTTCTTTTTTGATGAATATTATACCAAAGCCCTTTACGAGCTACTTTACCTTCTTTAGTAACATGAGTACGACCACCTTTGGCATACATCGCTCTTCCATGTCCTCTTAGTGCAATATCTCCCATTATTTCTTCCCTCCGTTCCTGAAGATTTGCGTTCCCTTAATACCAAAAATTGAAGCCACTACTAAAATCCAGAGGTTGGTGAACCATGACGGAAGCGACTGGAAGTACTCAAAAAAGAGTTTTACCTTTTCCATAGCTGCCGGATCGTCGGACATCACCGCCCACATAAGCACTATGATCGGCGCCGAAATTATGACGAGGACGAATTCGTCTTTCCAGTCAGATTGCCTAGCTTCTAAAAGTTTGCCCTGGTAAGTTTCTTCACCTCGAGCCATACGCTCTGCGTGCATTAATTGTGCATCAGACATAGCCATTTTCGTCTTTTGACGATTGGCGTA